GACAAGCTGTTCGTCTGCTTCCTGTAAATGCCGCGTCTTTTGTGCTGCCAATACCCGAGACCGCTGTGCACCAATAAGCGAATCCATTGTGATTTGCATTGCTGGTCGATACTCTTCGGGCATACCTTCAAGCACACCATTACGCAAGCCAGTAACAGAGGTGTTAAAGTCGTTGTAGTTATCGGCAAATGTCGTAGCTAGAGTGTTTATCTTTTCTCTTACCTGCGTCTCAGCACCGGCCAAGTACGCCTTCTTCAGCGTATCGTTATAAGTCTGGTCGTATACATTGATAGCGCTAAACGCACGGTCCTGCTGCTCTGGAGCAATGCCTGTTTCGAGTGCCTCAGCCGCAGCGACTTCAGCAGATTCTGCTGCTTTCTTTTTCTGCTGCTGAGTAACTAATGCAACACCTATATCAGCAACGTCTTGTATTACACCCGCAACAGCCTGTACGCGCTGCACAGACAGATCGTCGATATTTGCAGGTCTAATTTTGCCATAGTAGTTAATGCGCTTCTGAGTCATTCACCTTCACCTTTAAGCGACATATACTTAATTGGAGCTTGCAATAATGTGCTCGCTATCTGCGCATCTCTAATAGCACCGACGTTCTTAGACTTTCGTTGGAGCGCAGCTTCTCGCAACTTAAACGACAAATCCTCTTGCCCTTCAGCAAGGGATGCCTTCCGTGCACTCGCTAGGCTTAAAGAAGCGAAGCTTGTAGCATCTACGCCAGATTGAGCCATGCTCACATTGTTTGCTGCCAGTGCCTCGTTTAACTGCTCACGACGTGCAAGCTCCTCAGACTTTGCGGCCAACTCTTCCTGTTTCATTTGGTCTTGTATCTGCGCTTGTTGCGCTTTTGCTGTCATCGTCTGGCCATAAATACTTGCACCCGTTGACACAGCAATTGCCGTAATAACCCAACTCATTGTTCAGTCTCCAATATCTGCTCGGCAATCTTCTCTGGATTGATTTCATCGGTTGGATGGTAAGTCGTCCATACCGTATCTGTTACTGCGTAGATAACTCGCTTCATGCCGGGCCTAGTTTGTCCTGTGTACGGCGCAACGATGCGTTCCTTGCCCTCATGCGTCACTGCGTAGCACTCGCCTTGTGAGACTGTAAATATGTGGTTGGTCTTGTGCAGTGCGCCAACCAAGCATACGCCCGCAGGAATGAATAACTCTCGCGCATACAGACCGTCAGCAAAGTGATCCGTCACAATTGTCTCGGCTTGAGGCATTTGAAGCATCAAGTCCTGCGCTTTGACAATTCCATCCTGTAGGGCAAGGTTCATTAGTTACCCTCGATCTCGTATTCAATCATCTGTATGTGCATGGGAGTAGGATCTGGGCACGTAATCGTCGGCACAATATCTCTACCCCATCCGTTAATATCGTAAACATCGTCTATTATGCCACTAATAGGGACAATAGAATTGCCTGTAAGCGGAGATGTATCGCCCGATGCGCCAAAAGCACGTATAGGCACAGCAAGCCCGTCAATTTCTATGCCATAAGACTCGTTTACACGTAGATTCATGCGGACAATCTTCTTGAGTCTCATCTGATTTTGACCAGAACCTATATTCGTGTTCAGCGGCATAGGCTTAATAGTAGGTACAAAGTTTAAGCCGACCTCATAAGTAGTTAGTGAATACACCTCACTAGGATCTAGCGTGATTTCTCCGCCGGATACAGTGTACGAAGACAAGGTATAGTTCTCATTGAAGTCGCCATATCCCTCACGAGTAATGGCTTTGACCGTTTCACCTTCAAAATGGTCCAGTCCGTCGATAACGCCAGCCACTTGAACACTTTTGATGGAGCAATCCATGCGGTAATCAAAGTCCCAACGCTCGATAAAGAGTCGATTCACGCTATTAACGTTACGCTCTACAGTCATAAAGAGCTGATCATCGACAACACAAACGCTCTTGATGTCTCCGCCGGTTGTCCACCGCGTAAACCCGTTGATATCTTGGCTTCTCAGGGTGTTAAGAACCGTCCCTGTACCGTCCTCATTGACGATAAATAGCCAGTTAGCGTCGTCACTTGCAGTACCCGCTAGGAGCGCCATATCAACCGGCTGCTTGATTAAATGAGAGGCCAGTACCGACCTATCGTCCGTGGTGTAAGCGTCCTCGTTGAACGAATACAGGAAGCCCAGAAGAGACTTGCCGTGCCGGTCTACAAACATGGTAGATCCGTCAACATCTTGGACCTCAATATTCCTTGCACCGTGCGATGTCTGTGGCTGGATGTTGATCGAGCTAGGAGTGACCGGCTTACTCGTTACAGCAAACTCTGCGCCAGATGTAAATATCTGCAAGTTCCTGCCGGGATAAACGTCAACAATGTCATTCAGCTTACGCGCTGAGATGGTTGCAAAGATTGCCTCGTCGTCATCCCCGTCATCTATATCGAAATCAAAGAATGCGCCGGTCTTAGACATGAATATGGATTGCGGCTTAGATCGAGTGCCGCCAAGTACCAATCGACCTTCGTAGAAACACGCGCTTTTTGGATATCCACGGGTGGACGACCAAACATCCTCTTTACGTGGAGATCCAGCGGGCGGGACCTTTTCGAAACTTATCTCGTGATCTGCGTCACCTTCTGTTACATACGCAGAAAACAACTCGAAATCTTTAGTCGATTCGCCAGAAATCGTAATTCTGTATTCATCGTCGCCTATTCTTTCTACCAACACTCCGGTCTCACCAAAGACGGGCATCTCTTGCAGGTTCTTTTGGATATTGAAGACGGTCGAGGATTGCTCGTCAGCGCCAGTATCGCCTGCGTAAGTAATAGACTTGGAGGTTACGCCCTCAATGTCAATTTCAAATCTATCGCCTTTTCTCCAGTTTGGCCCTTGAGAGTGACCAAGACTCATAATTTGCACTTCATTAACAGGCGTAGGGCTTAGTGCATCGTCAAAGTCATATTGAGGTATGTTGGTGAATGGGATGTTATCCAAAAACCAATCATCATCAGTGCCAAGGTTTACAAGGCGCATCGGCTCAAAGTTACCGAAGATCAAGATTACATTCTCAATCGGAGCAACACGTATACCTTCAATGTCGGACGATGAAAGGCCGGTATATGTAGGCTTGATGTCCGCAACTCTTGTGGTCTGTATGTTCAAGCCAACAAGTTGAGAACGGAAGATCGCTATGTTGTCCCGTGTAAACTCGATAAGGTAGTGCCGGTCGTCCTCAACACTCATATCCACTAGGCGAGGAGTGCTTAAGATTGCTGATTCTTGATACAAAGACAGCCCAGCGATTGTGACTGTGGCCGATCCCAAGTCAGTAGAGCCAACACGAGCAAGACGCCAGTAACGCGCTGTCTGATCAACCAATAAGCGGAAGTTTTGCGGGTTAGTTCCGATCAAAGCAACGTCTTCTGCGTCGGTGTAGGTTACATCGTCGGTAGAATATTGAGCCTTAAACTCTGTGCTGGTGCCGCTAGACAGGCTGATCTGCCGAATGTCTATAAACTTGATTGCCTGATCGGATGACAAGTCCATCTTCGCCACAACATACGGATCATTCGTACCGATTGCTGTAGTTGTCGAGGTTGTCGTGGTGTCATCGTCGTCATTGAGTACAGAAGCCGTACCGCCATTGGGCATGGTGTACGTGGGAGACATCTTTGTGAGGCCCTTAACGCACTCAGCAATGAACTCAGTGCCGGGTCTGCGTCTCAAGCCGCCCTGCGGGACAATTACGACGTTATCAGCCGTCTCAACAGCTTGATAATACTGATTGATATCAATACGGCCTTTCAGTAACGGAGAAACCTCTCCGCTAACGAAGCTCGATTGAATGAATCGAGTCTTGGCCATTAGTACCTCACATTAGCAAATGGGTTGCTCTTAATAGGCTGCTGAGGATGCTGCTGAGAGTCCGTGTAACGCGCCATACGGGACGCATTTACGTACGCTCCGGCCATCTCTTGCCTAGCTGTAGAGCTGTCTCTGATGCTTGCAGCGAAGTCCATAGCCAATGCGTACTCAATCATCTTGGCAAAGTATGGAGGCCACTCATCTTCTGGTGCTTTGTGCGTGTAATCAGCATACAGAGCGCCACTAGAGTTGCTGTACAGCTTATCGCCATACACTTTGTAGTGGTTGTCAGGAGAAACAGTGATAAGAAAGATCAAATCGGTTGGAAGCTGGTACATGCTTGCCCATTGATTTGTATCTACAGGCGGGTCAGCCAGCTTTGAGAGCTGTATTAACTTGCGTGAAAAGCCCCATCGGTACTTTGACAGCTCGTTTTCTACGATACCGTCATACAAGTTGTTAGCAACCGTCTCTCGCCGTGATCCACCAGTAAGTGAATTAATCGGAGTATCCCCGATCAGAATAAGCGCGTTGCTAATTAAGTCGATCTTGCTCGCCATAACCCACCCGGAAATAGAATGGCCCCCGAAGGGGCCGGATAAGACTTATGCAGTCTTGTCGTACTGGACTTTAACCAAGCCACCTTCGTCACGTACAACAGAACCAGCCTTGAGCATACCGTTAGTAAGCCAAGAAGTTTTCTGTGGTACATAGTTGATCTCAGTCTTCATGTCGATACCGATGGCAAGGCCAACAGAAGGACGCTGGAAGAACCAAGAATCAACGACGTTAGAAGCCTCAGTAAGGCCGCCTTCCGCACGAGTCTCAAGGATGATGAACTGGAAGCCAACAAGAGTGTTGATCTCACCAGATACAAGAGCCTTGACTGCCTGATAGTCGCCTGAAGTTGCTTTCTCGTCGCTCAAAAGACCGCCAAGACCGCCAGCTTCAATAACAGCGAACAGCTCAGTGTTAGGTACGCCCTGATCACGAAGCTCAACTTGCGCTGAGTTTACCTTAGCGATAGTTAAGTTAGTGCCACCTGCTGCAACAGCAGTTGTCAGGGGAGTACATGCGTCCATCGCGTCGATGACAAGCTGGTCACAACGACGACCCAAGGCACCAGCAATTGTAGTTGCCAGCTCTTGCTTCTCGTCAAAGTTTACGTCTTGTGCGTCGAAGATGTCGGTGTACTCAGGAGCGTTCCAGTTTGCGAGAGTCGCAGTCTTGAACGCGTGTCCTACGTCCATTGGATCAACATCAGCCGAGCTAGTCTTTTGATTAGCAAGGCCTTTGCCCATACGACGGAACTTGTAGGTGTCACCTACTACGTTGTTTCGGAGTGTGACAGCGTTTTTGAGCAAGCCAGCGTTCGCATAAGCGTGCTTCACCATGCTGTCAAATTCAGTTACCGCTACTGCGGAGAGATTAATTGACATGATTCAGTCTCCTCTATGTCAAATTGATAAAATGATTTAGAGGTTTTGGACTGAGTACCCGGCAGTCGGTCAGTCGTTCAACCTAAAACTACCGGGCCTTGTGAAAGGGGTATCCGATCTCACTATGATACCACAAGTTGTGTGTTAGCCAATAATACGTTCGTATGGCCTATCACCGCCATATTCTTCCATCATGCGCTTCACTTTACGCTCGTGATTAGGATCGACTGAGCGAAGCATTTGACCGCTTTCATGTTTCTTGTACATCTCAGCTTCAATGTCCTGCCACGTAATGCCACCTGGCTCAACATAGCCATCAATCGGTAACTTAGCTGGTGCAGTCGCTTTGATAAAAATTTCTGCTAACGTGATTGTGTCAGCCGTAGTCATCAAGTCTCGTGCTTCATTAAACACATCGGAGTCAAGGTTATTCCTCATAAACTGCTGAACAACTCTGACTCGGCCTTCTGCATTATCGCCTAGCTTTGCCATCTCGTTCTCAAAGCTTATTTCTTCGACAGCTTGTTCTTGTGCCGTCAACAGCTCCCAGGCTTTATGCATTGCATCCTGGCTCATGTTAGTTTCATTGCCAAACTGAACTAACTCGCCCCACAAGGCGTCATCCGCTTCGACGCCATCATAAGGCTGATACCCGTCTTTCGGCGCGCCAGTAAACCCACCAAATTTCTTTTCTAGCTCGGTGTATGCTTTGGCTTGCTCTGAGACTGACTTGTATTTGTCGGCTTTGTACCAATCTGGCTGGTCACCAACGCCTTTGACTCCTTCACTCAGAAAGTATTCGCCTTCACTTAACGTGGGTTCTGCGGCATCTACTAATGATGTCAGGGTATCGTTGCTTTCTACGGCCTGTTCTTCCATGGTCTTCTCCATTGAGTTAAAAATCGTGCTTACTGTCGCTCTGCTTGTTGGATGTAGTGGATAATCATGCGGATAACACCCGCCTCGCCATTATGATACGCCGATTCATAGGCGACATTCTGGCTAGATAGTGATGTTGAATTATCGAATAAGAAACGCCGAGTAAGATCCTCCAATACCTTCTGCCCGTCTTCAGTGTTGAAGCAACGGGCATAGGCTTTGTTGAGTTGGATTATCTGCTCTTGTGCTTTGGCTTTTTGTTTTTTGGTTTCTGGGCTTATGCCGTCAATATTTTCCCAAGTCATTCAGCTTCCATCGGTTGTGGTTGTTCTTGCATCATCTGTGCTTGCGCGCCCGCCTGGATGATCTGTTGTTTTTCCATCTCAGATCGCACTAAATCAGAGGGCATTCCCGTCTTCTCTGCTGCCCATGTACCGAAGTCCTCGGTCTTATAGGCCATTTGCACTTGCTCTGGTCCAGAAGTGCTTAGTACAAACTGTACGGCCTGCTGAACAGATAACAGATCCTCTGCATCCTGTGCTCGTGCTAGTGGAGAAGTAAACTTAACTTTGACATCACGCCCATCTAGCTCGATAGGAACGATCAAGCCGCGTCGAGTTAGTATGGCAACGACACGCTTGAGTACTGGTATGAGTACCTCGGTCTGAAGTCGCCCAAATGCCGACCCAATCCGCTTTGCAAGCTCTCTGGATTCAATAGCAACCTCAGTGGCGCTACGAATAGGACCAGTAGGATCACGCAGATCGTTGAACAACGCCAGCTTAATAGCTGTTTGAAGCTCAACAATTTCAAATTGCGCCAGTGCAAGGTTCGATCCTGTGTCGAGACGTTGAATAGAAGGGTTGTTGCTGTTGTTTGACCCGACAGGAATTACAACGCCGGGAGCAATGACCATATTGTACGGGTTTGTCACACCGTCGTCAGTAGCTGTGTACATGCCTGCAAGGTCGATTGCGGCCTTCTGCAATACAAACTCTTTGGCTTTGTTCAGAGAGCGCACATCGGGCAGCGCTTGCATGGCTGGACCACGACCACGAACCTCACCAGCCACCTTCGTATAGCGACCAGTCACCCAAGGGCTAGACTCTCCGAAGTCTTCGGTCCATGAGAATCTCTCTTCATCCGCAACCCACAGACAACCATAATAACGCTTGGTCTTAGGATCAAAGACAACGCCTTCGCTGACCATAACCTCGCTGTTTGGGCTGTTCTCGATCATGTTCTGGATCTTCTGAGAAGGCTTGAAGCCCTGCCACATACGCTCTAGCAACCGGACCTTTACCTCAAACTTGCGCCAGTGCGTCTCAACAGTGCCGTATGGGCCCTCTTCGAACGCGATGCCCTTCTGCGGAATGGTGCTGAAGCAGATCGGGTTGGTCTCGTCGTCTGTTTCCTCGATCTTCATGGTGGCAGTGCCTACCAATAGATCAAGTGCGGCCTCATAGAACTGCGTGTGGAAGTTGGATCGGTTGATGTAGTCGAATACCAACTCGCATTGCTGATCTAAGTTGCCTCGGATGTCCTCTTCGGACACGTCGAACTGACCTGACTCAACTAAACGGATGATCTCTTCTGTTGGCTGGAAGCTGGCCCAGCGTGACCAGATCGGAGCGATGTTTTCTTGTAGCTTGCTCGCACCCTGTTGGATGGATGTGAGAGCCGTCGAGTCGAAGATCTTGTCCATCTTCTTCTGGCCCCGGTCCTCTGTGTTGAACAGATTACGCTGAGGCAAGAAATACTCATAAACATCCTGCAATTGGTCGTGCCACATTGACTGATTGCTGAATGCTTTGGCTTCTCGTTCCTTTAAGTCTTGGATCGAGCCAAGATGCGGGGGCAAGCTCATAAGGTCACCTACTTAAGTTGGGGCATAGTGCCGTTATATGGGCCAGTGCGTGGAGATCCGCCAGTGCGTCGTGGAGCTGCTCCGCCCATTCCGCCCATGCCCAGCATAGTGCGGGCTGGTGCGCCTCGTCCTGCGCCTCCTGCGGCCTCTGCACGGTTGCGAGGCACGCCGCCTAACAGTGACCTGGTTCCTAGTTTGCCGCGAGCTGCTGCACGGAATCGCTCTTCCTGCTCTTCAATCTCTTTATCGAGTGCAATAGTCTGACGACGCTCTACAGCGATTTGCTGTGCTGTGGGCTTAGGTGCTTTCGGTGATTTCATTTTTCAGATACCTATACAGTTGGTAGGGAGTCAATATAAACGGATTGTTTATCCCTAACACTTGTTTCGTATACCCAACGCAAGTGTTCAACATGAACAGCCAACGCCGGGCGTCTCTAATTACAGCCTTGACGATGATATCATTTTCGATTACGTCGGTCACATCATCCGTTGTGTAGATTTCCACGCCATTTGTAGTCTTCGCATATACGATCCACTTGCCATTCTCAGGCTTGACCACGTAGCAGTGCCGGATGGTCGGATGGAGGATCGGACTCCACCAATGTTTGCTGTCATCACAGAACACCACATAGCAATCAGAAGACATTAATCTTCATCTCTGCCCGGCGCACTTGCCTGCTTTGTGTATGCAGGTTGGTTAGTGCCTGTCTGCCTTCACCTTCTCCCTGCAATGCGTACTCCAATGCCTCGACCGGGTGACTGTATTCATTCTTGTCTGGCTCATCTGTGTACTTCTCGCCTGATACCTGTATCCGTCGGTAACAGAAGCCGCCTTGCAACCCTTTGCGGATCATCTTCGCCTTCGGGCTGATTAGGAATCTAGGCTTGCCATCCATGCACAGCTCTTTCATGGGCATCTCTAGCGCGGCACGTCGTAGTGAAGGATCGTTCGACAATGTTGGAGTGCAAGGTATCCCGGCAGCTCGCATGATCTTGAATGGTGTATCGGCATTCGCTTGGTTCTTGTTATCGCCCGATGGATCACCCCAGCCCCGAAACCTGCATTGCGGATAGTTCGCATCAATGTATCGCTTGAGGCTAGGCGCAAAGTCCACCGCCCCCGAGTCAGTCATGCAGAATTCATCGAAACAAATCCAACGACCCAACGTGTCACGCTGTATGAAAGCGCAAGCGGGAGTGCGACCGAAATCGAAACCAAGTACAACAGGGGCATCAGTACTAGGAGTATAAGCGTCCCCAAGGCAGTGTATAGAATCAGTGTAAAGAGGATGCACCGGCTTACCACTGGAGACAAAGCCATATTCGTTAGCCAAGTTGACTTTGACCCAATCGTCGCTTTTGCCTTGTAGTCCTCTCCGGTAGTAATCCTCCGGTAAGTTGTGGAGGTTCTCGGCTTTCTCGTTGAGATACCAACCATCTCCCTCCCGATAGACACCGCCAGGCTGTCGATGAAACTTCCAACCTTCTGGACGATCTTCTTCAGCCAGTCGGTAATACCAGTGATCTTCGTCTGGAGCATTGGAGTCTCCAATCATTCCATAGTGAGTTGGCTTGATCCCTTCCTTCATCGAAGGGTAACGACCACAACGCAGGTCGAGCATGTCCACAACGCTCTTGGAATGCTCTTTGGCCTCGTTTAGCCACACCCATGTAGTCTGGATACCCCTAGCCTTCTTGACGTGATCAGGGCGATCAAAGGCTATGAAGATGACCTCGCTGCGCACAGTCGTACCATCCTCTAACTTGAACTGTATTCTATGCGTGGGCGGTTCCTTGTTGCCTTGCTTGAACTCACCCAGCTCGCCATGAACTTCGAGCCAGTCTTTGATGGTGGTCGAGAATAGTTCGCTGTA